AAGATACATGGTATAGAGGCTTATAATGATAGATATGCTCCTTTAATTGGAAAAGATAAAAGAGCAGATATACCTATGATATCAGAAGAACTCGGTAAAAAATTATTAGATATAGGCTTTAAAGAATTACCTACAGTTAACCAATTTCTTGCATTTCTTGCAGCTAACGTAACTTTTACAGCTCCTTTTGCAAAATTAAACGTAGTAAAAGGAATTAAACATTTAAAAATGGTAGATCTAGCTCGAAAAACCGATAAAAGTCTTGAATTGACAGATGATGTAACTGCATACAGAATATTAAAACAACGAAAACTCGATAAATTATCAAAATTTAGATTTGATAAATATACTGGTGATTGGTTATTAAAGATGTCAGAAAGGTTTAACATTCAAGGTGCAGTCGGCAACGCTAGTGTTACTAGACAGGTACAAAACACAAAAGAGAGATTAACTAAAGAAATAAACGAGTTAGAAAATAAATTAAGTGTAGGCAGAAGAAGTAAAAAACTTAATTATGAAGACGAAATGGATATACTGAGAAAGTTAAGAACGTTACGAACACAACGAAACAAAATTTATTTTCAATTTGGAGGTAATCCTTTTTATTTTGCTACCGCCGTAGATGAGGGAATAATTGCAATAGGACAGACCATCGGTTACAATTATATTTCGGATGCTCTAGAAGTAGAACCTGCAACAGGGGGTATGTTAGGAGCATTATCTTTTGCTATGTTGGGTAAATCTGCCGTACAATACGGTGTAAATGTAGGAGTAAAATTACCTTTAGCATTTGCTGATGCAGCTATAGGTACATTTAGAGATGACAAAAAGTTAGTTACTAAAATATTTACAACAGGGCTTGAAGCAGTAGATAATCTTGCCTCCATATTTACTTTCGGTGCAACTAGAGGAATGCTCGCTAATAGAGAATTTGAAGAAATTGATAATTATTTAATGAGAAAGAGGGGTAGCAAATTAACTAAAGATGAAAGAGAATCTATGATTGCTATGGATTCTTTAATTAAAAACCTACCTGAAGAACAAAGAGCAGCAGTATTTGAAGCTCTAAATAATTATCACAACACTAGATCTCGTATATTAAATCTATTTGAAGGTGAAGAAAAAGAAGAGATGGAAGATTTATTGAGAGTTAGTTTTGCAGCCGTAACAGGATTAGCACCTCTACAAGCAATAGAAGTTTCCGGTTTAAGTCAAGGTATGTCAGGTAAAACTTTACAAGAGGGTATAAACATACAAAAAGTTCAAGAAGCCCATTTAGAATACACAGAAAAAGTAATAGATAGAATACGTTTAAAAGTTAAAAATAGCACAGGCGTTGATACTAAAAATAAGAGTTATTTGGAAAATTATTTTAATAATATGTACGAAGTAGTGAATACTAATAAAATAAGAGTTCAACAAAATAAAAATGCTTATAAAGAAGCGGTTGATGAATATGAAAGGTATGTTTTATCACAAGTAGACGGAGATATGGATCCAAATTTTATTAGAAATATCACTGCTATGAAAATAGACTTAGATCCAAATGCAGGAGCAAATTTAAAAAAACGAATAGAAATTTTACAAGAATCAAAAGTTAATTTTCTTAATGCAGTTAATAAAAAACATGATGAATTAAATAAAATAAAAGGAAGTTCTGAACATAGAGCTAGATTAAACACTCTAACAGAAAATATATATGAAGAACATGAATCTGCAAAATATGAAATAAAGAGATTAATTTATGCCAATGCTGCTAAAGATATTGGTGATGTTAAAATTAATTTAGTTCCATTCATAAAAAATTTAGTTGGTAGAAAAGACAAAATACTCGATGAGGGGGGTTTAAGAGCTTTTTTTAGTAAAGAAGGGGAATTTTTTAAACATTTTAGCACTAGAAACGCATTTAAAGCATTTGAAGATATGGCTATAAAAGGTTTTAGAAATAATGGTTTTGATCTAGATGAATTAAGAACATTAAAAGCTAGGTTTAGCACTAAAATTATAAAAGAGGGAGGAGTAGATAAAGCAAATGCTGAGTACATTTCAGATAATCCAACGTATTTAGAGATAGCTTTAAAATTATATGCTGATAGCAAAGGAAAAGGATTTAATCCATTTCAAGCGGGAGTATTTGAAGCGGAAGAATTTAGAAGAGCATTACAATACTCCGGAAAAAGATTTGAAAAATCTGATCTTAGTAGGGCTCAAAAATTTACAGAAGCAGCAGGAGATTTAGAAAATATACTCAATGGCGGTGATGCAGGTCAAATTTTAAAATTAGCTAAAAACGAATATAAAAAAGTATCTTTTGATCCTGTTAGACCGGGGTCAATAGGAGAAAAAATAGATAAAGCTATAACTGGCCCTGCATATTCTGATGGAAAAGGAAATAAAGTGAGTATAGGAGGACTTAAATTTCCATACAGAAGAAACTTACAACCTATTGATTGGCACAAAGATATAGGAGAAAATTTAGAACTGGCAATAGCAGGGGGACGTAATGCAGAGCGGAATCTTAAACGATCAATAATAGAAACAGCACTATATTGGGCTGACGATATTGTTTTTGATCCTATTGAAAATACATATGTTCCTGTATTTAATACCTACACACCACTCGGAAGAGCAAAAGCATTACTCGTTAAAAATACAGTTGAATCTAATTTTAAAGAACATTGGGGAGTTCTTCGTCAAGAAATTTTAACAAAAAATACAACAGGAAATCGAGTAGGCGGAGATATGAGTGATTTTAAAGTTGGAGAATATGATTTTAAAAGATTAGAAAGAATGCAAGAAATAAATCAATCTTCTGTTTTTACATTAAAAGAAATCACCGAAGAAGGAGGCAAGCCTGTAGATGCAAAATTATTAGATTTAGAAGAATTTTACGCCTTAGAAACCGATATCATAGAATTAACTAAAAAAAGCCCTAAATTACAAAAAGCTCATAAAAATTTTAAAGATTATGTAGTTAGAGTTGGGAAAAGTTCTGAGACTTTAGCAGAAGTTAATATACTCAATAGAGTAGAACAAATAATTGAAGAAGCAACTAAAATTAGAAACCCTCAAGCATTTGTACAAGATTTTGTAATAGATGGAAGTGCAAAAAAAATAGAAATCTTGAAGGACGGGGTTATTCAAGCATTAATGAATCCTAGAACAGTTAGAGGTATACAGGGAAAAACACAGAGAGCTTTAACAGCAGGAGAAGCAGAAGAAGCATTTAAAGATCATATGAGTTATTTGCTTTTTAACGGACTTATAGATACTGGAGATTATGCTCCGGCTAAAGTTGCTACACTAAAAGGGTTGAGTGAAGAAGGCGGACAAGATTTAACAAAGTTAGTTCTTGGGAGTCCTGAAAAAATAATTAATTTAATAGAAGAAGGGACTGAAACCAGAAAAATATTTGAAGAAATTTTTGATGAAGATGTGCTCGATGATATATTAGAACTATCAAATCTTGTGATGACAAACAGAGGTGTAGCTAGGATGTCATTTACTCCTGAAGGAAGAGTTAGACCTATATCATACAACGAAATTATAAGTAGAGCATTTAATATTGCTAGAGGTATGGTTAGTGTAAAGTATGTCGCAGCAGAATATGCTTTCCGTTTATTGCAAACAAATAAAATTAGTGTATTAACTTTAGCTGCCAAAGATACAGAAATGTCAAAATTTATGATAAAATTGTTGAGAGACAAAAAGAGTATTACAGCAGGTGAAATAGAAAACTTTTCGACAAAATTATTGGGTTTTGTTAGTAGAGAATGGGCCTTAAGTAATAGAGGTATAGATCAATTTATACCTCCTATAGTGTCAGAAGATGACATAATAAATGCAAATTTACAAGAAGAAAGTGATTAAAATGAAAACATACACGAACGGTCAACGACCAATGAAAATGTACGGCGGTGGGATGGCATCACCTAGACCACCTATGATGAGTGCAACCGAAAAACAGAGGGATAGACAACGAAGTAAGAATGTTGAACCTGCTATGGGTATGCCTCGTATGGCAAAGGGTGGAACTCCACCGATGAGTGTAACATTTAGTTCAGAAGAACAATCTTTACTCAATCAACTAACAGATAGTCAAAAAAGACAAGTCGTATCTAAAATTAATCAGAAAATAAAAGGTATGCCTTTTGCGTTTGCAGCAGAAAGAAATAAACGTAAGTTAATTAAACAAACTTTAAAACAAATGTTAGGAAATCAAAAAAATAGAAAATTTTTGGAACAAAAAAGAGACGCTGCCGCTAGTGCAGGAGAACTCAAATAAATCTACGTGATTTATCGATCATTTCATCTGCTACCGAACGAAAGTATCGTAACATTGATGCTACAGAATGAGAACCCTCGTAATCCGGAAGATTTGTATTTATCTCCTTCTCAAATTCTTCTGGAGATACGGAGTCCCAGATAATCTCTACATTACCGTTTTGTAATAAGTTTGCTTCAAAGGAGAATAGTTTTGCTTTATGTACTTTCTTGGGCATGGTAAAATTTATTTTCCGCTAGTATGTCGTTTAATTCAGAGACTGGTAAGTTATAACAGTCCGCCTTAAATACAAACCCATTTGCCGGATCAAAATCCCCTCGCTTGTAACGTGTTGCCTTATTGTAAAAAATATCTTTATCAATCTTTCCTAATACCCAAGCTATTTTCAAGCTCGTTAAGATCCTAACGAAAACATACGAATCACAATCCTGTTTCGTACCATGTGCCGCCACACTACAATCATAGTGTCGTAATGGTTTCGTATTGCAACGCTTCGTCTTTACGTCGATGCGTATGTTTCCATCAATCAAGTCGTAGTCTTTGGAGTTGACTTCTTTTGCACCTAGCAATTCAGCAACAATAACTTCTCCGAGTGCACCGACGACATTACTCATCCCGCCTGTAATACTCCCCTGTAAGATTCCTACCGAACTCGCCTTCCTCTTCGCTGATAAAAGATGGTCTTCTGTTATCTGTACCTCTATCATCACACAAACACAATCCAAATTAAAACAACTATAAATTCTATACTCATAATTATATATCCACTATTTCACACGCACCTGCAGTACACGCTAATTCCCGTGAACCCGTCGTGTGATCTTCCTTTTCAAAATCCGATAATTTATCCCAATCCAACGAAATATCCTTGAACCTCTCCTTTTCGATGCTATACTGTGCTTCATCGATCTCTTGGTATGGTGCTTGTTGATATGTGTGTTCGCTGAATGGGAGAAATGATACACCGGATGCGATATCAAAGTTATCATATACCCATGCTCCTACGTTCATCCATTCATGTTCCTTTACAGAAACAGTGATGGAAGGTTTATGTTCACACCAATGAATGGCGTATGTTTTCCATAGTTCTAATTGTTCGATAGCAGACATATCCGTACGCATCACAGCGTTTTTCGGAGACTCCATCGGAAATGAAAATACTGTTACATTTTCCGGTTTCATCATATCCGGTTCATTCGGTATGTTTGCTTGCTTCATCAAATCCGTCAACGGATCTTTGTTATCTCCACGCACGGTACGTATGTAGTATTGACTATGACGTGCGTGTATACCACTAGCGGCGTCCACCAGTTGTGATACAGTACCCGACGGCTTGACACAAGTGATTGCACTGCTCGTTCGGATTCCAAGCAAACGGGCATACGTAGAGTTCGTCTCTACTGCTTCGTCTCGCATTTCTTCTAGCCATCGCTTGCTGTCCATATTCTTTGATAGTAGACCATGATCCATAATACCAGTTAAGGATACGCCTAATAATCGTTCTTCTTCCGTGTTTTGTTTCCATATTTTCCTCAAATATTTAAAATCAGTTAGTGTTGATTGTAGAGTGCCCAAGATTGTTGCGACACGTACTTTGTGTTTTAAACTTTCTAGGGTATCATTCTCACGAACAACAACTTCAGATAAGTTACAGAATTGGTATGGACGTAGTATGATTTCAGAACATGGGTTTGTGCCCCACTCGTAACCTGTTTCACGTCGTCCATTACGTGCGGCTTGTTTATCTGCAGCTTCCCTATTAAACATACCTCGTTCACCGGACTTAGAATCATACAAGGCTAACCACTCTCGCATAAATGTTCCCATCTCCGGTTTAGATTTGTATGCTACAGAATTATTAGCGAGTGCTCTCTGTCCGTCATTTTCCCACCATTGTCCTGCTTTTGCATGACGCATCTGATCGTCATTTAAGTTAGATAAGGATATCAACGCAGAACGGCGTACACCACCTACAACAACAACCTCACCAACTTTACACATGATATCGTGGCACTCTATAGGATAGAGTCTACGTCCAGTAGCTTTCTTAAATGTCTGTATGGTAAAATTAAATAAGTCAACTAGTGGTTGTGGCCCGGACGCACGTCCCCCCATCACCTTTAACTTTGCTCCTGCAGGACGAATCAGAGACATATCCCAAGAAGGTATCTGTCCGGCATAGAGTAATGCTACGAGTTCTCGATAGGCTTTTGCCCAACCAACTTTACTGTCAGCAACCTTTATCTCTATCGTAGATTTACTCATGTTATCACTAATTATGGGGAGCTTATCTACGTTTTCTCGTTCTACGGAAAAACCTACACCTGTTCCACACATTAAAATATACATACACTCATCAAATGCACGAGGACTATCTACTGGTATGTAACTACAATTATATCCACAAATATTATCTCGTTCTAAGGCTAATCCTGCCGTCATCATAGCTCGCATCGATGGCATAACTTCCAAACTTAAAATTGATTCTTTGATAGATGCTAAAGTAGGAATATCCATCTGATATCCGTGTTTCTTTTGTACATGAGAAACCATATATTGTATGTAACGTTCTACAGTTTCATCCCAGTTTTCTCTTCTAGCTTCATCATCTAGCCAACGAGCATATCTCGATTTGTGTATGAATTGTTGATAAGAAGTTGGTAACATATTATTCATCACTATCTATTTTTCCTCTCTAAAATTTTTATCAATTTACTCAAGTACCATTGGGCTTTTTGGAGATCTTCCGTTCCGTTCTTGTATCGGTATCTCCAGACGTACTTGATGATGTTTCCTTGCAAGTAGTGTTCAAATCCATCACCCGTCGCCGCCTCGATTGCATCAATGCACTCGATACCTGCTTGATTGTAGTGTTTCGGGCTATTGACATTGTCTATCATTGTTTCTTTCCAAAGTCTACCTTGACTATATTGTCTTTAGGAGAAGGTAGATTAACATCCTCAGTAAATTTATTCAAGGATTTTTTTGATTCTATCTCTAACTTTCCTGTATCGTACACAAAGTCGAGTTGATCTCGCACCAATGCTAGGATACCCTCTTGTATGATTTCGGCGGCATACTTACCACGTTCCGCATCTTTTCCCATCGTGTCATATGCTGTGATACTAAACTCATCTAATCCTAGTGGTTCGAGTATAACATAATAACGACCCGGAAGTAATGTGAACTTTTCCATGTTCATCTTCAACTCTAAATTTTTATCAGTTTGTTCTGTCATGTTTAATCCAATCTATCGGTATAAAACCTTCTGCCCATTTGAAATTATTTTTATCACACCAATCTCCATAGGTTGTTTTTCTTTTCTTATGGATTTTGTTGTTTGCACGTAAAAAGACAAAGCGTATATCCAAGTCCGGATGTTGATCTTGAACTAGCAACATCTTGACTCGGTCATCTTTGTCCAAGTAACCTTTTGCTTCTACATATATGTTTGTAATTGGAAGATAAAAATCAGGAGTATATACCCGTGTTTTAGGTATATATTCTATTTTATAATTTTCATATTCAAAGTCAACCTTATTTTCTTTTAATTTTCTAGCTATATTTAATTCAAATTCAGATCTATATCCACCATAAGTTTTCATCGTTACTGCACCACCAATCCTACTCGATTCATACGTGCTATTAAGTATTCATGTAATTTAGGAGATCTCCGTTCTATGTTATTCAATTCATTTGATATAGGCAAAATAGGCACACATATATTTGCACCTACATTCTTTATATCACAGATATCACTAATTTCTCTCCGTAATGTTATTATGTCTCGTGCTTCTGTTTCACTCGATAAATGTCCATCTTCTGAAAAATTTTCACGTAGAGTCAACGGTAATCCTTTTTCATGTTGACGTAGATAAACGATACGTCTCTCACCACCTATACGGCTATAGGCATCAACATACACCACATATAACCCCTTATTTAAACGTACGAGTTCTTCACTATACGTGCTGACAAATACAAACGCCATATTACATCTCTTTTGTTTTTAATTTTTCATACCATACTTGCGGCGGATTCTTTGCTTTAGATGTTATCTTATCGTGTAGGATAGCTTTTGGCCAACAATGTTTTCTGTATCCACAGAAACTACATTCTTTACTCAAAACCTTGTTTCCTGTACGTACCACTTCACCACCTCGTCGGTATGTTTCCCAATCTAACGGAAACTTAACGAATTTTGCTTTTGGATTTGTTAGTATCTTAATCCGTGCTTTCGCATCTTTCAAGTATGTTTCCTTATCGTCTTGTTTCCAATCCGGCACTTCAACAAACAAGAGTTCACCACTCGATTTGTTCACTACAATCCAACCACCAAAAGGCAGACCCGTAGCTTCACCATACAAGTGCCCCTGCATGACATACCCAAATGGATCTTCTTGTGTTAGGGTTTCGTATCCCCCTCTATATTTATTTTTAAATGCCCAATCACTCGCTGATTTTATATCCCAAACTTTCTGCTGTCCCAGTTCATCTTCAAGTATCACATCAAGTGTGCCCTTTATTACATTGTTATCTATCTTTAATTCTACTGACTTTTGTGCATCTACTATTTTTATACCTGCACCTTTTAAAACCATCATAACGATGGCTTCTGTTATATCCCCAAATAAAAATCTAAACAAGGCATTGTATTCCATGTCTTGAACTTTACCATCACGTTCTAACATCTGTTGACATAGAGGTCGTCCCAAACCGGACATACGTATTCGCCATCCTGTTTTCTCTCGCCCACTCAGTTGCTTGTTTGCAGAATCTTTACAATCCCTAGCAAACTCTTCTAATAAAGATGGGGAGATGGTAACATCCCCCCTATTCGCTTTATTCAAGTAATCTTGAATTTTAAGCAGTGATAGCATTTTTAAATCTATCTGCTAATTCATCATCTGCTTGGTTACTATCTTGTAACTTCACATTTGATTTATATTGATACATAATATTATCATTATGTCCCTTAACGGTGTGTGCAAATGCACCCATCAATTCTTTAGTTTTATCCGTGATTTCTGAATCAGCATGAAACGTTGGTACAGGAACCCAATAGTTTACACTACCACGCTTTCTCTTATCAGTAACTAAACGAATTACACACTTCTGCATAATTTTATTTTGCCTAGTTAGTCCGGCTATAAAATCACTAATTGGTTTAAAACTAGATCGCTTCGAGTAAAAAACCACAGGCTGTTCACTAGACTTATCAATCTTTACCTCTTCACCGTCTGCAGTTTTAAAATCTCCGTGTATCGTTCCATAAATTATTTGATTACAATTTACAGATCGAGAGTGAATTAGTTTTTCGTCTGTTTGACTTAGGCTCTCTTCTTCATCTCTCGATAACCTACCACACTTATTTGTGCCTGAATTATCCGGAAATTCCCCTTGTAAAGTTGGCTTTTGCACAGACTTACAAGAAAATTCTCCTAACTCAGAATCCCACAGACTATATTCAAACGTACGTAAGATAGGAGTGATATATACCGTATCTGCGTATAAACTTCTTCCATCCAAGTACATTCTCCAAGTACCACGTTTTAACTGAACACCCTCTTCATTTTCTTGATCGTAGTTGATGTTCAAACGAGGTAAACCTGTTTGTCCGGCTTTCGTACCTTGACCGGACGCTTCCATCAGTGCATCTGTATCATCACTGTTGAAAGCATCGACAATTTTGTCCATATCTTCCGATAAGTTCACTACTTCTGTATTTCCCATTCTTTAACTCCTTATAGTTCTACTGGGTTTAAATCGAGCCAATTTTGGCCGATCTTTAGTTCTATGCCAACTGGCATATCATAATCAATACCATAACGAGACATCGCTAACTTCGGTATGTCTCGCATGGTATCACTCAACAACCGGATACAATCTTCTTTCTCATTTGGATGAACATCCAATACAATAGAATCATGCACCGTATTGCAAATTAGGGACTCTAGTCCCATCTCGGACATCTTTCGATGTAACTCAATTAGTGCGAGGGGGAGCAAATCTGCTGTGGCAAATCCCTGTACAGGATAATTGCAAATTGCCGTGCGATTTGTCGCTGTCCCCCACGCTGTCCACCGAGCATCAGGAAAGGCAAACTGTCTGCCCGATGGTAGCTTGATCTGCTTGGTGCGAACTGCCTCTTTTTGCAATTCGTCGTGCCAATCAGAAACTCTCTTATACTTTGTTTTAAATGTGTTGTAGTATCTCTGTTGTGCATCTGTGCCGGATACACCACCATATAGTGGTTTAAACGTATGTGCCTTTGCCTCTTGACGAGAACACCCTATTATCTCTGCAGTATAACTATGCACATCTGTACCCTTTTTAACATCATCATAAACCTGTTTGTCTTTCGATAAAAATCCTGCAACTCTAAATTCTAGTTGGGAATAATCCCCCTCAAGTATACTACCACTCTCAAAACGACTTTCAATAACTTTCCGTATAGCGAATGTGGATCCTCTCGGCATATTTTGGAAGTTCGGATTGCGAGACGAAAGTCGGCCCGTCGCAGTAACACACTGCATGAACTCAGGATGTATGAAACCATGTTCGTCAACATTATTTTCTATTCCCTCTATAAATGTACTCATGTAAGTTCGTAGAGCATTGTAACGAGTATATGCTTTTATAAAATCTTTTGCAACCCCTGTTACACTAGATACTCTAGATTCTAATGTAACCTTATCTGTCTTAAAACCTGCCGATGCCACATCTCCTGCATTTCTAGGTAAAAGTTTAAATCCGGCAACGGTGTTTTTTTGTCTATATATAACACCTGTTCCATCACAAGGCTTGCAGATACGCAATGCTTTACTCGGTGTACCGTCTTTTCGTACTGGTCTAACTCGTCCGTTTCCTAAACAACCTGCACAACATTCGCCTTCAGTTTTATATACTACGTCTGTCCAATTCAGTATGATTTTCTTGAACTCTTCTTTCTTCAAACGTTTACGCATCTTCTGTTTAACTGTTGCACCACGCTTTTCCGTGCCCAAGTTAAATAGTTTTGCCCACATACCCTTATCTTTAACCTTACACGAATATAAGAGCATCGAACGATCATCCGGACTCGCTAAATTAATCGGTGTATCTCCCATTGCATCTTTTGCTAATCGTTCTAGTAACACTTGTAGTTTGTCCATCTCTCGTTGATATTCATTTTTAATCTCTTGTAAGGTATCTAAATTAACCCTTAAACCGTCATACTCCATCCTACTCAAAACTTTCGTCATGTCAAGTGAAAGTTTAAGTGTAGGTATTAATTCTTTTTCCATCAAATAAATCCTCAAATGTTGTGCCAAAGGCACTCAGTTGTTTTAGTGCCACTTCTTCTGTAGCAATAATATCAGCTCTTCCATATTCTTCAACAACTTCCCACGGTATATCGTAAAAAGTTTTTCCCTCTTTCAGATATGGTGTAACGAGGTCTTTCTCTTTTTTGGTAACACCATACTTATCTGCGAGACTAGCAAGCCCCAAAGGCCAACGTCTCGATTTTGATAGGATATATTCTGCAACCATCGTATCGTATATCTCCCCACTATATACCCAACCACAACTGCGTATCCAACCCAAATCAAACTTTATGTTTTGACCGATACATACATCTGCTAATTTCAACGCATCTTTAAATATATCGAACGCATTATTGTGTGGCTCTCTATCTGCATGATGAAAACATAGGTATGTGCATTCACTATTCAACCACTTAAATCCTAGAGATACTAAACGATTACCAAAATGTGGTGATGGATTTGATCCACCATTAGGTGTAGTCATGTGTGTTGTTTCTACATCAAACGTCAATACACGCATACTATTTATTTACCTCTTTAAAATTTTCTCCGTAACTCACAACACAAAAAGTCTTATATGTTGGGTGTGCCTCTACTATCGAGTATGTTTTTGTTTCGCTATTTACGAATATAGCTAGTTTTAGAGAAACTGGTTGTTCTTTTAAATCTTCCCCATCCCAAACTTTAGTCTCTTGCATAGCATAAAAACGAACTATCTCACTTCTTTCATCTAGTGCCATGAGTATCTCATCTTTACTTGCACACATAATAGGTTTATCTTGCCATATTGCAGAAGATGCAGACTTAAAAAATGCAATATAAATTAGTAGTGCAATAATTAGTAGCTTACCATAGTCGAGATCAAAGGCCGTACCCTCACCAAATTTCTTTTCAAAATATTTTTTCATTTATCTTTCCTTTCATGTATAGTTATTTTACCCTTTAATTCAGGATTTCTATTTACGTAACAAGGCAAACAGAAAGCACCTCTACCCTCATGCTTAACAAAAGCACCCGTCTTTTTACAATCATCACAGTAGATAACATATTTATTATTCATATCAATAATAAAACCCCCTAGATATGTCTATCTGTGCATTGATCATTCCATGCCAACCATTCAACTTGTTTTTCGATATACAAATATGTCGTACATCATTGGTCAACTCACTCGATCCTGTCTTTCCAATTCCTATAATAATGTCTGCTTCACCGGCTTTACCTGTTTTTGAATTATCCATCATTGCATAGTCAATGAACTGTCGATCATGTGCATCATTACTCGCTTGGCTAACTGCCCACAATAAAAGTTTATTTCGTTTTGCTATCTCTCTTGCCATCACATATGTTTCTTTTAATCTTTCATCACCTCGATTATAATTTCCGTCTATCTTAAATTTATCTAGTTGATCACAGAACATCACATCAGGCTTATTTAATTTTGCGTACTCATCTACTTCTTCTACACTTGTACCTACAGAACTCATAATTGTCAAGTATGGTTGCATATGTTCTAGGTATAATGGTATGTACTTATCTCGATTGTTATTCAACTCCTCTTTTGTTACCTCAAAATATGATTGAATTAAACGTAACTTTATTTTTTTAGCCGGTTCTTCATTTGCCCAATATACAACCTTGTGCTTTTGTCGTATGTAACTCGACGCTAAAAAACAAGAAAATGTAGTCTTTCCGACTTCCGGACGTGCAAAGATAATACCTAGATTACCTCTATCACAACCTTCAACTTTTTCATTTATTAAATTTAACTCAAATTTAAAATCCGGATCTTTTGCTTGCTCATCTAATAATTCAGCTAAACCTTCTTCAACTACCTCGTACGTTGTTTTGTCAGAAATACGACCATCCTCTACGGCATCTATCAAACGACGTAACTCGCCGAACTCCTCACTATCACCAGTAAATATTTCGATTGCTTTCTCACCAATTATCCGTGCACGATCTCGCAACCAAAAGTTATTTAGCATATCCATGTGCAACTCAACATTGTTAGGATTGCCGGCTTCTAATTGTGAGATTGTTTCTTGTATCTTTTTCCTAGCACTATCCGGTATCGCCGGATTCCTATCGTTAAACAAGACACTCAACTCATTGACTTGAATGTCGTTAGCATAGTTTGTGTGATAGAATGATAACGTATCAAATATATCTCGCATATCTCGATCAAACATCTGTCTATCAAGTATGTTTTTTGCACGTTCAAAAAACTCGTTATTCAAACAAAATCCTAAAATTTGTTTATCGATTGACGTGGTATTGTATGAACTCATTTCGTTCTTGCCTTTCCATATTCTTTATATCTTTATGTAACACAACTAACTTTGTTGGAACATACTGTTTTAACTTTCGTACTATCTTTATTGCCTTATCTGTAGCATCTTTGTCAAGAGCCACAAAAACTTTTTTATACTTTTTTATTACATCTATATGTGTATCCAAAAGATTTGTGCCCATCAATGCTAATCCTGTGCATAAACCCCCAACACTACTAGCACTAGAACAATCTTCGACAACAAAGACACTAGATCTATCTCCTGCGACAAAAGGATATTTACTACTTCCATATCTTCTCCACTTTGGTTTACGTTGGTTGAGTGATCTACCACACGCATCTACAATTTGTGAATCATTCTTAACCAAGAATACCACTCGATTCTCTCTAAAATCATATCGTATGTCAACCTCGCCTGACATATACGAATCGTATGCTCCCACAGAACGAACGTACAATTCAGCATCTAAACTTCTAGATAAACTTACAAACGTCAACGGAACTTCAAAAGTTTTATCTGTGCTTAACTTTTCTAGGTGCTTACGAAATGGTGAACCGGTATGTTTTCTAGATAGATTAATTCCGGTTTTTCCGGATACATTACAATCAGCATGAAAACAAAACCACAAACGTTGTAGTCCGTCATCTGTTACACTAAACGTATTTTTCTTTTGACATACCGGACAATCAGATCGGTATCTACCTAAATAGGGTATGTCTAATGTTTCCACATAACCTTTCAACCAATTTGGTGATTTCATAACTTGCCTTTCTCATAAATATTATCAATCTAGTGTATCCAAAATATCCCTATGTCTTCGCCAAAACCAATTACCTATACTTGAAAATACACTGCCAACTTTTAAAAATGCCAATCCAGTGTAGTAGATAAGTGTTTGTTTTTTCGTTCTTTTTTGTTTCATGTTTATTACCTTAACATATTTTTTTAAAAAATATATAAAAATTTTCTTGACAAGTGTTAATCATATGATTTACCATTCCATTTATAATATAATCTATTGGGGACACTATGAAGAAAAAAATTACTAGAATAAATCCGATAGCAAGAATATTAAGGACAGATAAAAGATTCTTATCTAAACAAGTACCGGATAAGAAAAAGGATAAAATAGAACGGCAAATAGATAGAGAGGCAAAACATGAAATCGTCGAAAGAAAGACCGATAGGTAAAGTTTGGGAGAGTGCTAAACTTTATTCTGTTAGTTTTAATGATACCAGATTACCAGTATCTGGTGGTAGACTTGCTTGGGCTAAAGTAGGTCGTAAGAATGTAAAGATTTGTATTCCCATTACAAATCGTAAATTTACTATAAAGAAAGCAGATTGGGATAATTTAAACAAAGAAGAAAGGCAATTAGATGGATAAATTTAGTAGAAAATATCGTAGCATTGCAAGAGATATAGAGCAGGGGCTATCAACAGATGATATTGTAGATAAGCATAGCAATAAAAGATTAGATAATACAGATGATATATTAAAGATTGTTAGGCACTACAAGTGGGAGCAAAGAATAAGATATGGGAGAAGAGTATGACTACACTAAAAAAGATAAAAGAATTTTTACAACATGAAGTAGAAGATCACGGATATTTAAAGTACCAAGAGTGTTTTTCTCAAGATCAGTATGTTTCTTTAGGTCGCAATGAACTTGCAGAGGGGTTATTAGAATTGATATCTAAATGGGAGTATGAAAATGAATAGTGATGACGTAATAAAGAGTATGAAAAATACTATAACTAACCAAGCATTATTACTAGAGGAGATAATTAATCACTGTGATGATGAAGTTAAAGAAAATAAAAAGCATCATTGGAGTACTGTAGCAGACGGAGTTGATTTGCATGGAATGGGTATATGCAGAGGTCGTTTAGAATTTGCAGAGAGTATTTTAACTAAAGTGGAAAATTGGAGAGGTAATGAAAATGAGTAAAGAAGAACAGCTAGAGCTATTTAGATTAGGGGGTGGTATGGGTAAACAAAGGCAGATACCTAAATTTTTAAATGGTGAGCAGATGAAGAGTTTGCTAAAACATAATTGGACATTGCCGGATACTGAACAAGGTGTTTTTTGGTTTGGATTAGATTGGAAAGAGGATGGGCACGTCTTAAGCAATTTAATTAAGTGGGGATATATCCATGATGCTTGTGATTTTCATAAGAATCTAAGAGGATATAATTTTTTGTGTATAGGATATGGAGTAGAAGAAGATGGTTAGACCAATGAAAATAGGTGAAAAAACCAAAACATACAGTTTGACAATACCAGTAGCTGATTACGATAAGTTATCAAAATTTGCTTATCAACATAGTGTAATAAATCGTGAACAAGTTAGTGTTGCCGATTTAATTAGGGGTGCAATAAAAGAATATATTATTGTTTATGAGGAGTTAGAGGATGAGTAAATACAAATATCATGGCATCTATGACATTACATTTTATAAATGTGATGAAGATGGGAATCAAGAAACAAATGCAGATGGGAGTATTAAACTTTATACATCTAAACAAAATGTAGATTTAAGTTATGTTAGTGATTGGTTTGACATAGAAGATTTAACAGATTACCATGAACAAATAGATAATACGAATAATATAGTTCCTTGTAAGAATGGTGTTGGAGAGTGGGAAATATCCCCTATTCATGAAACTTTTGATACTAGAGAAGAGGCAGAAAAAAGATTAAAGGAGTTAAAAGATGAGTAAAAGTAAATATTTATGTAGTGCTTATATATTTTATAAATGGAATGATACAGATACCATAGATAGTGTCTTGGATAAATGCGATGATAATGAAGATACAATACATACGGAAGTATCTTTTTATAATGACAAAGTGGTTTTAAGAAAAACAAGTTGTAAAATATTTGATGCTAAAAAACATACGTTAGAGATATCTTATAAAGATTTTGCAGATATGATGAATATAAGAGATAAGATTGAGGGCGAACTATATGATTGGGAGAAAACAGAATGAAAAGTGATGACAGATTACACGAATTAATTGATAAATTAGAAGAAGTATATATTGAAGATAATACATCTGATATAAGATTATTAGATGCAGTAAAAGAAGTAATAAATTACTGGGGGAATAAATATGAGTAAAATGAAGAGAAAACTAGAACTAATATATGAGATGATGGAAGAATTGTCGCCTAGTCAAAAAAAGGCGATACTGGAGATAACTTACATAGATCATATTGTCGAACTTGCTTTTGATTTTGTCAAAACTTTAAAAGGTGATAAATCAAAGTTTAGTCCGACTTCTGAAGATCAATTAAAACGTTTAGCGAATTTGCATTTATTCTTCTTGCAAACAAAAAACTTGGATATGCGAAAGTTTAGTTTATCTGATAGAGAAAATGAGGATGCACTATTAGAGTTATTGGTATCTAGCGAAGAAGTACAGAGTGTAACTAAAAGAATTTTAGACCATAGAAAAAAATTAATTAGTGAGTATATATCTGAAGTAATTAAACCGGTAGATAAATAGGAGATAAATAAAATGAACGTCAATCATTTAATTGAAC